AGATCCTGAAAAGGTAAGCGCCGATGAAGTTGATGCCGCAGATTTAGCTGCTACGCTAGAAAAGGATATTGATCACGTAAAAGTCCTTAAGATTAAGGAACGTCGTTTGCGCAAAGATCTTAAGAAGATCCAAGAGCGCCGCCGCAAAATTCGCTCAAGAATTCTTAGAAAAATTTAATTTAATTGGAGACCAATAAATGCCAACACATAAGCAAGGAACTGTTAATTCAAACTCAACCACTAAAGGGCTGGGCAGTGCTAGTACAGAAACTATAAAAGCTTCATATCCCGCCAGCCCGGTGGGCGTTGATTATGCTCTTAATGATAATGGCACTAATGAAGCTGATATTAGAGAAAATTTTGAAAAATTAGCTTTAACTGGAATTGTTAATGATGCTGGGCATACCTTTGGTGAGTTTAATCTTAATTTTGCCAATGCTCCAAACTTAAACGATGTAGAGACTGGCGGCGGAGGATTACCAGGTAGTCCATACACACCCAACCCAGTCTCTCCTGGCCCAGGAAGCGTAAATCCGGCCGACCAAGGCGATCCACCTGCAGGATGGGGCTTAGAGCCAAACAACCCGCCGGGAGTTGGCGTTGGTTCTGCATTGCAGCCAGATGAATCTTCGGCGCAGCAGGCTTTAGCCGGAACTAATTTGGGAGATTACGGATTTGGAAAATCTCCCTATCAGCAGTAGAGTAGATTAGAATTATATGGCTAACTCTCTTATCATTACCGACCCTATTTTAGGATTTAATTACGGTAATGGTAACGGGGGTTTAGGGTCTCACGATAACTCTACATACGAAAATAGTTTTCCCTCTTCGCCAGTCCTCAAAGGAGATATTCCTGGCTGGCCAGCTTATCACGATAAAGTTTTACGGGGAAGGGGAGATATAGTAAAAGGCGGTCAAAATTTTGATATAACTGCTGATGGAAAGGTCCCTAGTCGAACATTTTCAGAAAATAATCCGCCTGATTTTGCTGGAGTGCCTGTTGGAAAGGGCGGAAAGCCTGGAAGTCCATGGACACCAAATACCTCGTCGCCAGAAGGAAGTGCACAAAACACCAGCACTAATTATACTGATCTTCCTAAGCCCCCTTATTCGCCTACAGAAATTGATGCTGTTAATAATTATGGGGTCGGTCAGGGAGGAATGTTTAGTCCTGCGGCCGGATCAGCTATTCAAGAGACACTTTCTGATTACCTGCTAGGAAGTTGGTCTTAACTCTGCAAAATGAAAAAATTAAATGAACAAAAGACTAAAGGTTATTACGCTCCATACGATGCTCGCACTGGTTTGGGCTATGGTGTTTTAAAGCCTACAGGATTCAACGCCTCTCGTGCTTATAACCAATATCCAGAAAATCCGACTGAAGATTTGGAAGCTGCAGAAGAAATAGATCCGGAAACATACGAAGTTATATTGGATAAAGTTTTAACATATATGGCTGGCGATCCTTACGCTAAAAATAAGGCAGACCCTTTTTATTATGTGGCTGGTAACACCACTAGGCTCGCTGAATTAAGCGCCGGTACTGGGATGGTGCCATTTCCTCGAATGTATGCAAAACGCACTGGAAGTGGTTTTGGTGGTTCTGGTAAGGCATTGCCATTTCCTGGTCCTACTAACACTTTTAGAACTGTTTCTAGACCTACTGGTACTAAAAAAGGATTTTCCCAGCCTCCACCGCCTATATCCAGCTTAGAGGATGTTACCGGACCAGAATATACTCTAAAAAGCATAATAGATACTAATCAAGATGAAAAACACTTAGATCGAATTCGCGATTTAATAGCTTTAATACACATGGAGCAAGATGACATTCAATGAAACTATTAATTTTAATGGCATAATTAACTTTATCCGTAATAATTAAAGTTTGAGTTGTTTTTTTATCGTAAGGTGATAGAAGATGAGTTTAAATCTCTACCAAGAAGCTATTGTTGAAGCCAAGCAACTTAGAGAAATGGCTGAACAAAATGCTAAAAATAAAATTATAGATGCTGTAACCCCAAAAATTAGGGAATTAATCGAGCAGCAGTTAGTTGGTGACGACGACGAAGAATCCGAATTAATAATTGGAGATGAGCTAACTGGGCCGCCTGTTGATATGGCGGAACCAATGGCTCCCGATGAAGAAATTTTAGATTTATCTGGATTAGCTGCAGATATAGAATCAGTAGGTGATGAATTAGTCGACGATGAAGAAGACGATTCTTCGGCTGTAAGCATCACTGTCCAGGGCGATCTTAATATGAGTTTAGATGAATCTGACGATGATGACGATTTATTGTTAAGTAAAGAAGGCGCTAGTCATCTTAATAGTTTTTTAAGAGAATACGCTAGAAATAAGTCAATTGATTCTCGTTTAGCTTTATTAGAAAGTAAGGTAAACAGATTTAAGAAAGACCTTTCTTATATCAGTTTAAATAAGACTAGCTCTATAAACCGGCAAATAGTTGCCACTTATTATGCTAATTTATTACGTGAGGTTAATAGTTTAACCGACCAGGTAATATTTATCAATGAGTCCGTTGATGAGAGACTCGAAAAAAGACTGTTGTTAACACTAAAGGAGATAAAGAACATGTCAAAAAGAAGAGACGCACGCATTTTTAGGCGGCTTTTCGAGGAACTAGCCGATGAGGGTCTCCGTGAAATGGGTCTCTCGGAACAAGACGAAGAAGTGCTAGCTGCTGAGGAAGAAGTCGATGTCGATATGGAAGAAGTTCCAGAAGAAGTAGACGCCGTAGCAGCTCAAGATGCCTTAGAGCCTCTTGCCACCGCACTTGGTTTTGAGGTTACGCCCGTCGAAGAGGAAGAAGTTGAAGTAGACGAAGAGGAACTTGACCTCGAGCTCGAAGAGGGAGATGATGCCGGCGATGATGGCGCCTCCACTGATGATGAGGTTTATGAAATCGATGAGGCTGCCATCCGCCGAGAGCTACGACGTTTAAGAGTCCTTAGAGAGCAAGACAGTGAAGTAGGTCGTGCTGCAGATGCAGACCCTGCACTCGCTCATGGCGGAGATGATGAGGGTGACCTCTTTGTTGATGTTAACGAAGATGACCTGCTCAATGCATTAGCAGACGAGCTCGGTGATCCCGGAGTACCTGAGCCCACCGTAGAATCCAGACGCCGCCGTGCAAGACGTACGCGCAGCCGTTCAAGAAGAATGGCAGAAACTCGTCGATCCAGCCGCCGTAGCGCTCCTCGATCCAGCCGCCGTAGCGCTCCTCGATCTCGAGTGGTAGAATCCCGTCGAAACCGTGCCGTGCAGGTTCGTGCTGTCAAGGCCGAAAAGACTGCTCGTCACCTCCGCCGGCAGCTACAAGAAATGAATCTTTTTAATGCGAAATTGCTTTTTGCAAATAAGCTCATGCAGAATCGTGAACTTTCCACTAAGCAGCAGCGCACTATTGTTGAAGCCCTTGATAAGGCTACTAACATTCGGGAAGCCAAGCTCCTTTATAAGAGCCTAAGTTCTTCTCTCCACAAGTCTCGCGGTTCACTCACTGAATCTCGGACTCGTTTGCTCGCATCTTCCTCTAGATCAACCCGGTCCGGTTCGCCGACCAATAATGGGAGTGATACGGATCGTTGGGCACTTCTTGCTGGAATTTCTAACAAGAAGTAAATTCTCATTCAACTAACAAAAATTGACACATATTTTAGGAGATAAAAATGTCAAAGAAATTTACGTTAAACCAGCTGACTGAGGGTATCCGCCAACGCAACCAGGGTACTCATAACCGTCATCTCGTTTCAAAATGGTCCCGCACAGGACTTCTTCGTGGATTGGAAGGTACGACTAGAGAGAACATGGCTGCTCTTCTAGAGAATCAGGCTGCACAGCTACTTAGAGAGCAGAATAGCATCTCTACTGGTGGCGGTAACCTGACTAGCTCTGGCGACATCCGTGGTTTCCAAAATATTGCTTTCCCAATCGTTCGCAGAGTTTTCGGCGGATTGGTTGCTAACGAGCTGGTTTCAATCCAGCCAATGAGCCTTCCTTCTGGACTGCTCTTTTACCTCGATTACACCTATGGTACTAACCAGGGTGGCGAAGGCCATTCTACTGCAGATTATCCAAAGGGTAACTCGATTTATAACCAGCCTCCAGGAAAGGGCGTACGCTCTGGTTCTCTTGGCATCGGTGGTCAGTACAACCTTGCTGGTTCCGGTTATTCTCGTGTCCACGCTGTAGCAACATCAGTTACTCTTACTGCTTCTGGTGCATACCAGGGCGGAGCATGGACCAACGGCAAGAACCTCTGGGCAACCGGTTCTGATGGTACCCTCCTTCAGTTTGATCCACAGCTCACCAACGCTATTATCAATAACAGCGGCGGTACTGCTGGTTCATCTGGCGGCGGCGGTTCATCGGGTGACGGTGTTTATACCGCGGTTATCGTCGAGTTCGGAACAGCCTTTACTACTGCGGATAGCACGATGAACAAGGACTTCGTCATCTACAGGGATGGCGGTGATACGGCTGCACCGTACAAGCCAATTAGTTCTACTGTTCAAGCTGCTGGAACTAGCGTCCTTAACGTTAAGAGACTTAACCAGCTGGGTACGTGGGCTGCTAGCGAATTTACGCCGAATTCACTCGTCGCGGCCGGTGATACGAACGCAGCCTTGCTGATGATTGTTTCTGGTGCAAATGCAGTAGGCACCGCGCTCACTGCAGACATTGATGTCAGCTTCGTTCTTAGTTCTACTCTGAACGTTGGTTCTGATGGTGATGCACTCACCATTCCGGCATTTGAGTCTGACTTTAGTACTGGTACTCCATCTCCGGAAATTCCAGAGATCGACATCAAGATCGAATCCATTGCAGTAACTGCTGAGACTCGTAAGCTCCGTGCTCGCTGGTCCCCAGAGCTCGCTCAGGACTTGAATGCTTATCACAGCTTAGACGCTGAGGTTGAGCTCACTCAGATCCTATCCGAGCAGATTGCACTTGAACTTGATCGTGAGATCCTTAATGATCTCTTAATGGGTGCAGATACCAACTACTACTGGTCACGTGCACCGGGTAACTTCGTTAACAAGACTGATGGTACTACTACCGGTCTTCCTTCTAGCACAAGTTTCACCGGTACAGTCCGCGAGTGGTATGAGACTCTTACTGAGACAATTATCGATGTTGCTAACTCCATTCATCGTAAGACTCTCCGAGGCTCTGCAAACTTCTGCGTTGTCGGTCCAGATGTTGCTACTATCCTTGAGGCTTCCGTCCTCTATCGTCCTAGCTACAGCTTAGACGGTGAAGGTCAAGTTGGTAACCCAATGACTCTTGGTGCTGAAAAGGTTGGTACTCTGAGCAACCGTTTCACGGTCTATAAGGATCCTTACTTCCCGCGCAACAAGATTCTTGTTGGTTACAAGGGCGGTAGTTATCTGGAGACTGGTTATGTATATGCTCCTTATGTACCTCTCATCGTCACTCCAACGATCTTCGCTCCTGAGGACTTCACCCCGCGCAAGGGCGTGATGACTCGCTATGGT